TCAATCACGGGCGCCGCCCTGCTCGAACCGAGCCCGCTCCCGGGATATTCGGGCAGAGTTCAGCCAGTAGCGCCTCTGATCTTCGGTTTCGGAGAGCTCCGCGGCTCGCTCTTCCTTCTCAGCGGACGACTCCCAGAAAGCCCTCAGCGCCGCGTCGTAACGCTCGTGGATGTCTGCGGCCTCCGGGGTTATGTACAGGCCAGTGGTCTGTAGGTCGGCATGCCCGAGCATCTCCTGGATCGTCCTCAGGTCCATGTTCCTGCGGTACATCTGCGAGGCGAACGTCCGCCTGAGCTGATGAGGGTGCAGATTCGCCACTCCGGCTGCTTTCCCATGCCGGGACACGCTCTGCCACACGGCCTGCCTGGTAATTCTCCCTCCTCGGGTGTTCAAGAAGAGCGCGGACGCATCCTGGCGCCGGTTCGCGCACTTCAGGTGTGGCCGGGCACACTCCATATAATGCACCACGACGGACAGGGTGTCTTCTTCGATCGGGAGGAGCCTCGCCTTGCCTCCCTTGCCGTGCACCCAGAGGTCGTGATCGTTCGAGCGCAGATCACCAACATCCAGCTCGACGATCTCCGAGGCTCGAAGACCCAAGTCGTCCATCAGGGCGAACTCTGCGCGATCCCGCTCATGGGACGGTGTGTCGATGTCGTAAGTGGCCCACACGGCAGCCTCCTGGGCCCTGTCGAGCGGCCGCTCCTCGCTCTCGCGCTTCCTCGGAACGTCGATATAGGGGAGCGAGCCCTCATCCGCAAGCCCGTATGCCCCCAGGTACCGGTAGAGGTCCCTGAGGGCGCAGATCCTGGCCCTGAAAGAGGAGGGGGAGAGCCGGCGCTGCGCCAGCGCGCCGACCCATGCGCTTATGTCGGCAGTAGTAGCCTCGCTGAACGATTCGATGCCGATCGCGGACAGAAACGCCATGAAGTCGCGAACGTCGGCGGTGTAGGCGGCGACCGTATTCGGCGACAGCGCGTGCTCGCCCACCAGCCAGTCCCGCTCCCAGGCAGCAACGACGGCGTCCGTCGGATCCTCCGCGCGCACCGGCGCGGCCAGCTCTACGTAAGCTCCCATGTCGCAGGCTCCTTTCATGCCCGCGCGAACGTCCTCTATCGAGCCGATTGTGCCGCACGGCGCCCGGCATGCCGGCGCAACCTCCGAGCGCCGTTGAGGTTCCTGGGGCCTTCTGTATAGCAATTGCCTTAAATGTGTGCGAAATGTGTATTCTGAAGGAAATCCGAAAAAAATTCGTCACTTGGCCGAAACCTCTGAACTGGGGTGTTATCGGACTAAGTATGAATAATACCGCTGCGACAGATGAGTCTGCGGGAAGCGGCGGAGGGAAGCCGGCGCCGGCCCGAAATGGGAGCCGAGCGCGTATTACAGGAAGCCGCCGACAGAGACTGGCCGAACCCTCAACGCGATGACGGATCCGACGAGCCCGGTGCGGGCGGGCACCCGTCACAGGCAAGAACCCCGGACGGCCGCGCGAGCGTGCTCCCGAGCGCGAAAGCGGTGCCCACGGATCGAAAAATAGACCTACGACCAGGTATAAGGACGGCGGCTAATCTACTTTACATAATCCATATTATCAGCCTTTCATAGGTTTTTAATACGCTTGAGCGGTGCGCGAAGGGCGCAACCGATATTCTAACCGAAAGGAAGGTTTTCCCATGATCACGACTATGAACGGTTTCCTGCTGGACGAGAATTCGGGCGAGTTCGAGGACAACGGTCGCAAGATCAGCTTCCACAATGCCCGTTTCTACGACACCGATGCTAAGAAGCTTGTCAAGGTCACCATTCCCGAGCCGCACAACGCGCTTCCCGAACCTCAGGTTAACTGCGTTGTCGTTCTCAAGGTCAACGCAGGTGAGAAGTTTTGCAAGCTCGTCTTCGACAGCTACGAACTCTAGGCTGTCTCCGCAGGTTTACATAACACTTTTCAACCTGAAGGAGGTGCCTAGAATGTCCAAGCCCAACTGCCATCTGATTTTTCCTCTCGATAACGTGGAGGACGTGGCCCAGGTCATGGACTTGCCCTATGGCGAGTTGCTTTCCATCGGCGTTAACCGCTGGAACGGAAACGTTGTCATGTCGTACCAAGACCACCCCGAGGCGCGTTTCTACATTCGCCTTATCGTCGCCCAGCTTGCCAACTACGTCGATATGTTTGACAAGGATTCTTACCGCGAGCCAAGGCACGGGCTTATCCGCCGAGATCTGCGGCGTTCCTGCTCTGGCGATCTCTCGCCCGACTTCGAGGAGGTGGCCTAGATGGATGAGGCTACCGCCGTCAAGCTTGCCATGGATGCCTATTCCTCCATTCAGGGCATCGGCGAGGACGTGGCCCAGCTTAAGGGCCAGAACTCGGACGTTCTCGCCCTGCTCGCCGAGATTCGCGACGCTGTGCCGACCGAGGTTCCCGCTGCCGATCTCCTGGACGCTGCGCCAGATGATGGCTCCAACTGGGTGACCGAGGTTCGTTCAACCGTCGAGGTTCCCGAGCCGTTTTTCAACGACCTTATGTCCTTCCAGTACATGCAGACGGTTCTTCTCGCCTTCCTGCTTGTTGCTTTCCTGCTCAATCTGGGCGCGACGCTCTGGCTCGCGTTCTCCGACAAATGGAGGTCTTAATGGATGTCGTTCTTAACGTTCTGCTTGCTCTGTCTCTGCTTGGCGTTGTTGCTTACGCTTTCGCGGTCTATGAGGTCTTGAAGATCGTGACCGCCTGGGCGCGCGACCGCTGGCGCGACGATTGGGGCAAGCGTCCCCTTCTGCTTAGGCTCCCGCCTAAGGCGCTCACCGCCGTTCTCGTGCTTTGCTTCCTGGCGGTGGCGCTGTAATGGAGATTCTGGAGACGTATCAGGTTGGCGGCTGGCTTGATTTCGTCCTCTCGCTCTTCTCGGCCGTACCTGCTGGCTTCCTGCTGGGTTGCTTCCTGGGACTGCTCAGCTTCGGAGTGTTCGGGCTCTTCGGGCTCGTTCGTTGTCTTATGGCTCGCTCCTGATCATGGAGCTTGGAAGAAAGGAAAGGAGTATGGAGACCATGGAGACTATCACTACCGCTTTGACCACGGCAATCACCAGCCTTGGGACTAGCCTTCAGTCTGCCATCGGCGCGAACCTGACTGCGATTCTGTCCGTCGCGGCTATTTTCATTGTGGTTCCCGCCGTGTGGGGCTTCGTCAAGCGCTTCACGCGCTAGGCGTCCCGCACTGGCCCTGGCGGCGAAAAAGGCCGCTACCGGGGAGGGCTTCGGCTCTCCCCTTTTCTCTTCTTAGGAGGTGATTTCGTGAACTTCTACCGGGTGCGTCTGGCCCCTTCACTCTCGGTTGCGCTGGCCCTCGCTCTCGCGCTCTCCCCCTCCCTTTCGTGGTATGCTTATGCCGACGATCCTTCCCAGGGACAGGAGACGGAGAATGAGCGTCCAGAAGAGCGTGGAGCAGTTGGAAGCGGAGATGAACCGCGAGAGGTTGCGGAGGAACCAGAGGATGATTGCGAAGTTGGAGAGGGAGCAGCGGAGGGAGAAGCCGCGCCGCCGTCTCTTCCCGAGGTTCCTTCTGGTGCTGGCCCTGGTTTTCACGGCAATTCTGGTGCTTGTGTGGATGGTGCTCCAGAGGACGCATATAGTTCTGGTGGGCGGGACTCTGAATCTGCCTTTTCTAATGAGTTAGGTTCTTTTGATGCTTTATATGCTGATCAACTGGACGGGTCTTCTGTTGCTGTTGATAGCGGTTCTTCTGATTCTGAATCTAATTCTAGTGGAGTTGCGGAAGAGGGGTTAGGTACTGATCTTCCTAATGACTCTCGTGTTACAACTCTGGCCCCTATTGATGCCTTAATGGCTAAGGCTTGGTCTGGTTCCACTTCTGAATGGACTATTGGCAATATTAAATTTAAAGCTTTGAACGGTACAATTTTCTGGCTTGTCAGTCTCCTTGCTTTCAAAGTTGATGCGATTTATGGTGAGTCTGTTAGGTCTAACAATTATTTGAAGGCTATTGATACGGCTTCTAAGTCTAGTGCCGAATCTGATTCCAGTGTTCTTGCTGTTCTTCGTAGTGCTCTTTACGCTAACAATGCATCTGGTAATCCTGTTTCTGTTGCTGGCTATCTCTCGGCTATGTCGCCTTACATGGTCACGATTCAAAAAGCCTTAGACCAGGCCAACGCCTATAAGGTTGCAGATTCTTCCTTGTTGTCTAAGGGCTTTGACGATCTTAGGAAAGCGCTTTACGCCAATAATCAAGCTGGTAATTCTGTATCCGTGGCTGGCTATCTCTCGGCTATGTCGCCTTACATGGTCACGATTGATGAGAAGCTTAGACCTGTTTCCTCTATTGCTGGTTACCTCGTTGCTAACAATGCATCTGGTAAGCCTGTTTCTGTTGCTGGCTATCTCTCGGCTATGTCGCCTTACATGGTCACGATTCAAAAAGCCTTAGACCAGGCCAACGCCTATACGGTTGCGGATTCTTCTTTGCTTTCTAAGGGCCTTGACGATCTTAGGAAAGCGCTTTACGCCAATAATCAAGCTGGTAATTCTGTATCCGTGGCGGGTTACCTGTCTACTATGTCGCCTTACATGTTTACGATTGACCAGAAGTTAGGTCTATTGGCTCAGATTCGTTCTGATTTGGAAGCTAACAACTCTTCTGGCACTTTGCTTTCTGTTGCTCAGTATCTTTCTACTATGTCGCCGCTTCTTGGTTCTATTGATAGAAGCGTCTCTAGTCTCGTCTCTTCTGTTGGTTTTAATGGCAACATTGTTAAGCTTCTTACAGGGTTGCAGGATTCCGTTACTGCCTGGGGTACGCGCTGGGATAAGCAAGATCAGTGGCTGATTGAATGGGGCAAGCGCTGGGAGTCGCTCAGTCCTGGTTTTGACCTTTCGGGCATCGTGTCTAGACTTGATGCGATTAAGAACCTGCTTGTTGCCGCTGGTTTGATTGAGAACGGCAAAGAACTTCTTGATGTGATTTTCGGCGATCTCTCGGGCATTGGCCAGGCCGCCGCTACCGGGGCTATACAGTCTGCAATGGAGAGCGCTTTTCCCTTCTGCATTCCCGCGCTCGTCAAGCAGCTTTTCGGGCTTCTCGCCTACGAGGGCTCCGCGCCCGTCTGGGAGTTCGATATATGCGGTAATCCCCTTGTTTGCGACTTCTCGGATTTCCAGCTCGTGGCCGACTGTACGTCCTGGCTGTCGCGCCTTGGCCTTGTTCTGGCCCTTCTCGTCAATACTCGCAAATTCGTCTTCACCGTCAACGGGGGTGGTGCATCGTGATCTCCGCAATTCTCGGTACTTTGCTTGGCTCTGCCGTCCAGTTGGTTCTTCTGGTTCTCGGCCTTTTGCCGACCGTCGATGTTTCCGCGCTCCCCGTCGCCGTTCCCGAGTCGGTGCGCGGGGTGCTCTCCACGCTCAACTGGTTCGTCCCCTTCGGCGATCTGGTCTTCATCCTTACCGTCTGGATCGCCGCCGTCCTGGCTGTGAACGTCGCCCTGGCCGTTGCCCAGGTCGTTCAGATGATGGCGAGGTGATGCGCTGTGATGTATCTATACAGCGGCACGCCTGGTTCGGGCAAGTCCATGCACGTCGCCCGCGACATCCGCGACCAGCTGCAGGTGAAGAAGCGTCCCGTTGTCTGCAACTTCGACGTTAACCCGTCCCTGCGCAACTACGACGCCCTTTTCCGCTTTGTCTCTAACTCCGATCTGTCGCCTGATCTGCTCTACGAGCATTCGCGGCGGTACTTCGCGGGCAAGCCTGTTCGCGAGGACGCTATTTTGCTCGTGATAGATGAGGCCCAGCTTGTTTTCAACTCGCGCACGTGGCAGGATCGGGGAGCGTCCTCCCGCCGTATGGACTGGATAGAGTTTTTTAGCCAGCATCGCCACTACGGTTACAAAATTGTGCTCGTCTCCCAGTTCGACAGGATGCTAGACCGCCAGATAAGGAGCCTTCTCGAAATCGAGGTGAACCACCGCAAGCTGGCGAACTTCGGGCTTAAGGGCTTCCTTCTGTCCCTGCCCTTCGCGGGGAAGCTGTTCTTGGCCGTGTCGTACTACTACGGCATGAGGGAGAAGGTCGGGTCTTCCTTCCTCCTTCCCCGCAGGGCGTATTTTCGGGTTTACGACAGCTACAACCGCTTTAGGCAGGTGCCCGAGACGGCGTGAGCGGCGAGGGGCAGGGGGTACCCTGCCGCTCGCGCCGTCTCGCGGCCCCCTTGTGCTGCCGTCTCCCGCTTTCGCCCCGCTTCCAGGGGTCGAATCTCATTCGATACTGGAAACGGGGCGCACGGCGGCGCTCACGGCGTTTCGGAGGGTTTTCCGCCGTCGCCGCCGACCCGTTCCGTTTGCTGGAACGCGCCCCTTACTTGATATAGGGGGCGTGTTCCGTGTTCCAAAGAGAGAGGATTTCCGTTCTATGGCTGCTTCCAAGAAGTCCCGTTGCTGGTGGTTCGTCCAGCTTGTCGAGAACCTTCCCGAGGACTGGCGCGACCAGTTGCACGAGTTGATGCTTCCTGGCTGCTTCATCGTCCACGACCGCGACACGCGCGTAGACGATGACGGCAACGAGGTGCCGAAGAAGCCGCATATTCATTGCATGGTTGAGTTCGGTTCCCCCATTGTCGCCGAGTCTGCGCTTAATGCTATACCGTCCAGCTTCGGGGTTGCCTTCGTGAAGCCCGTGCCTAACAAGGTCGGCGCCTACCGTTACTTATTGCATTACGATCAGCCCGACAAGGCCCAGTACGAGCAGGATTCTATTACGCATATGGCAGGCTTCAAGGTCAATATCTCGGATGTGTACAATATCGATTTTGCGGACGTGTACGAGCTTATCAACGAAATGAAGATCAGCAATTTTGCTATGCTCATGTCGTTTCTGGTAGAATTCAGGCCAGAGTACGTTAACTATGTTTCATCGCACGTTAATCTGGTGAAGACATATATAACGGAACTTAATAGATACTGCTTTTAG